AAGCACCACGGCAGCACGGAACCAGCAAAATACCCGCATTCGCCGGTATAAACGGCAGCAGTTTTTTGGCGATATGCAGCCCCTGCCCCACGGTTCCGTACTGCCCCTTTGACAGGTCCGCTTTCGGATGGTTAAGACGGCTCATGTCCTGCACATCATGCAGACAATAGTCCGCCGGAATAATGTCGTTATACTTACAGGCGGCACCACCCGGTGTCACTGTACTGCGGCGCGCCAGCTGCTTAATACGCGGGTCCGGACGGTCATATGTCTCCGGCAGCGGAAGGCCTTCACCATATGCCATGCTGTTTGACTGCCCCGCCAGAACCACAACAAAGTAATACTCCGGGTCTCTGGTGGCGCTGATTACTGTGCCTTCTCCAGCCGACGGCTTCACTAACACAGGTGTGGTGACATCACCTTCCGCCGCAATGGCCTGCATCAGGGTATAAGGCGTGATGGCGACAGGACTGCCAAATGGCTGCCACCCCTCCTTCAGTTTTTGAGTCAGTCGCTCCGCAAGGTCTGACGGCGACGCCGCCCTGACCACGTCATAGTGTTTAAATGCCATGAATCCTCCCGGTCGGGATAATGTTGTGAGTCAGATGAGGGGCGGGCTGAAGTCCGGAAGTTACAGGACAATGGCAGGAGGAAGACTACAGCCCGCAATACGAAAAAGGCCGCGCAGTTGCGCAGAGTGATTACTGTCGGGTATTATTCTCCAGCTGAAAAATTGATTACTTCACGTTTTGTTGTTTATTCCTTGCTGCCCGCATCTCACCATGCGGGCTTTTTTTATCCATAAGAAAGCCCCTCCGGAGAGGGGCTGAAGAGTAGCGCTATGTACCGTTCATTACATGATGCCGGGTGCCTCCCGGTGAGTTCAGCCCGGTGCCACCGAACCCGCGTCATTCTCGCTAACGATCATCAGAGACCATTCCGTACACCAGCCGCCCCTCCGCACAGGGGGATTCATCATGCAGAAATTTTTTAACAAATTCTCAGTCGGGAAGACAACCTTCAACTGACTGAATTGTGAGCAACATAGCATTTAACGGGGAACCTGTTTTCTGCAGTAAAAAGGCCCACCGGAGCGGACGGGCCTGGAAGGATAGCGGTCATGTGATGCCGGTTTCCCGGTAACTCAGCACCGGTATCTGAGTCAACGTTTTCTCTACTGGGTCATTTCCGATACGCCCTGCCTGCTGACAGGCTTTCATCACATCTGAAAATATAGCACCCTGACTGATACTGTAGTACCCAAGGTTCCAGAAACTGTGATGTATCCGGCACAGAAAAGCCCCTCCGGAGAGGGGCTGACGCTGCGTATCTGTATCATCATGCGCATGGTGCCGGGTGCCTCCCGGTGAGTTCAGTATCAGCACCTGAACCCGCACAGAAAGGATAAGGGATGTAACCAAACACCTGTCGCTGATATGCCCCTCCGCTCAGGGGGATTCACCATGCCAGTTTCTTTTAACAAACTCCCCGCAAATCAGACAACTGTCAACCGTCTGAATTGTGAGACATTTAAAATTTTCGGGGCAACAGGAAGACAATCATCACGACACCGGCAACCAGCGACCGGCACCAGATTTAACGTATGTGCACACAACCTGAACCGGCATCAAAAAACAAACCGTGCACTGACAGAAAACGGGAAACCTCCGTCCGCTGATCATCACTCATTAAGGACCACACAAAGGCGTTATGCTCATCTTCAAGTTTCCGTCTTCTTGTTTGCCTTACAAGCAACTCAGCCGTCACCTGTACAATGTCAATGACCTCCTTCTCTTCAGCAATGTACGGCCTGTTCCAGTTGTCTGTGTTAATCTTCTCCGTCACCGGCGCTGACTTTTTGCAAGTTTCCCCATTAAACCCGACGCCATAAACAACAACATCATCGCTTTGCTTTTCGTTATCAATAATGACGAATAATACAGAAACCGATGTATCAGCGAACCCGCCTGAAATCTGAACCAACTCAACAACGCGGTTGCCAAAATACTGACGCATTGCCAGCTCACCACGCCTGTAACCAACCCCGGGAAAGCACAAAAAAAATGAAAATCTTGCCTTCATGCTCGCCAGAACATAAAACGCGTCATCCAGAACACCGGAGGTCTTTTTATAAGGCATCATCGCTGAAATCTTCTCCCTGATATCCGCGCTCTGTGCTTTGTACTGTAGCGAAAAAGGCGGATTCATGATGACACAATCGAACGTGTCCGTGTCACTGACATCATCGATGGCGTTGAAGAAATTTTCATTGACCGTCTTCACTGTGGCATCCGGGAAATTATCCGGGATATGCAACAACGGAGAGGCCTGTATATCCACAGCATACAGACTTCCCACCGTGAGAAACTGCTCCAGTTGCCCGGAGCCACACGCACCATCAAAAATACTCAGGGGCAGATCACCACAATATTCCCGCACTTTTTCAGCGACAAACCGACGCAAAGGAACGGACGTGATGTACTCTGCGTATTTTCTGGCGACATCGCGATTATTGGACTCCTGAAAAACCATTTGTGAAAGGCTCTGTGGTTGATATGCGCCGGGCGTGGCGCGGAGGCAAAAAAGGCCCACAAAAGCGAGCCAGGAAAAATAAGTGTGGTGCGTTGTACTGGATTCGAACCAGTGACCGATTGCTTAGAAGGCAATTGCTCTGTCCGGCTGAGCTAACAACGCAGTGTACAGATAATGGACCGCCATCGAGGACTCGAACCCCGCGCAACCAGCTTCGAAGGCTGGCGCTCTATCCCGATGAGCTAATGGCGGTATGTGATGGTGGCCCTTGCTGGATTTGAACCAGCGACCTGGCGATTATGAGTCGCTCGCTCTCACCACTGAGCTAAAGGGCCGGGCGCAGGATAATAACGGTACGTAACTAATCCTGCAATATCATCCGTTCTGACTGGCTAAATCCTGAACTTCCCTGACCGTCTGCTCAAAACGTTCAGTCTCCAGCTCAACGCCAGTTGCACGACGCCCCAGCGCCATCGCTGCTTTGACTGTCGAACCCGACCCCATGAAAAAATCTGCAACCAGGTCACCCGGACGACTGCTCGCGCTGATTATCTGCTGCAGCATTTCTGCCGGTTTTTCGCACGGATGTTTCCCGGGATAGTACTGCACCGGTTTATGCGTCCACACATCGGTGTACGGCACCTGCGCCGTCACACCGAAATACCGCCGCAGATGCTTATATTCACTCTGCAGTTCCGTATAGTGTCGGTTCAGTTCACTGTATGTGCTGACCAGTTGGTGATGTGGCTTTTCCAGTTCTCCGCGCTGATGCTTCTCTTCTGCCACCCGGGCAAACAGCGCCTGTAATTTCAGATAATCGCTTTCGTCCGGTAGCTGCCACTGACTGGCACTGAACCAGTGCGACACCATGTTTTTCTTTCCTGTGGCATCAGCAATCTGTTTTGCCGTTATCCCCAGGGCAGCACGTGCATCACGAAAGTAAGCAATCAGCGGGGCCATCACATGCTGTTTCAGTGCCCTGCCCTTCGCCTCATACCCGGCATCTTTCGGACGATACGGCCCCTGATAATGTTCCGCGAACAGAATGCGCTCTGTGGCGGGGAAATACGCCCTCAGGCTTTCCTTGTTGCACCCGTTCCAGCGTCCGGACGGCTTCGCCCAGATAATATGGTTCAGCACACTGAAGCGTTCACGCATCATGATTTCAATGTCAGATGCCAGGCGATGGCCACAGAACAGGTAAAGACTTCCGGCAGGTTTCAGCACCCGCCAGAACTGCGCCAGACACTGGTCCAGCCACTTCAGGTAATCATCGTCGCCCTTCCACTGGTTATCCCAGCCCTCAGGCTTCACTTTAAAGTACGGCGGGTCCGTGACTATCAGGTCAACAGAATTTTCGGGTAACGACCGGATAAATTCCAGGCAGTCGGCGTTGATTAACTCACAACTGGATATTTTTACAGTATTAAGCATGGATCATTAAGCCTGTCTCTGATAGGCTCATTCTGCTTTTGCGCAAAGCAGTGGGCCTGAGGTTTGCTTGTGATCCGGACGCATGAGCAGATGGCTGGTGAGTGCCCCTAACACCCACCAGCCGCCCATTTACCACAAATAAAAAAGCCTTCAGGACTGAAGGCGTCTGTAACAACCGAACTGATAGTCTGCCAGACCCGCCATAACAAGCTGGGTCAGTATTAACTGGCAGCGTTCACGTGAAAGATAAGTATTCTGCGCAATCTCCCCGACTGTCGCCGGTTCGGTGGCACTTAATTCATTAAACACCACTCTGGCGGTTTCTGTCATATCCTGCTGTTTCAGCATGTCTTTTTCCTTTTTCCGGTTAACGTGACACACCAATANNNNGAAAAAAAAACCCGCCAGTGGCGGGGATCTTTTGATAAAAACGACAAAGGCACCATTAAGGTGCCTTTTACACAGGGGCAGCAGGCTTGTCATCACCTTATTGCTACTCCTGGCTTCCAGTTCGGAAGTCTCACAAGTCCCATCAGGGTACAGCGACAGTATCAGTCAACACACTATGTGTGTCAATATAAATTCATATCGAATTCGATAATCGTTTTCGATTATCGATACAGATAAGCCATCCCTATCCCGTGCAATACCGCCCGTTTAATATTCTCAAACTCATCTTCCGCAATCATAGGAACAATATAATTTCGCCCCTCCCAGGTTCTAGTTTTTATGCGATCCAGTCGGCTCAATGAAACCGTCATCAACATGTCACATTTTACCCAACAAGTAATATGCTCATTACCAGGGATGGGGTTTTCTGATAACTCATGATGGCAATCTCTGCGAGGAATCGGTTCAGTAGTGCTTATTGGTACCACTGTTACCAATTGATTGTTGTGTCTGTTTCTGGACACGACTACCACTGGCCTGACCTTGACTATTTCCGGAACAACCATTCCCCGAAAATCACACATTAAAACAGAACGAACAGACGGCTGATACTTTAACACCATAAATCTCTTTGCCTGATAATGACGACTTGTGAACTCCACTACAAACAAAATGATTCTGCTGAACAGGCAGTTTCGCACTGTACATTATAACCTGTTAAGCCAACAAAAAAACCCGCTCGGCGGCGGGGTTTGCTTACTTTGCCATCGCGTACAAAATCGGCAAAATATCAGATTTACATGAAATATATGCTTTTTAATCCAGTTTTGCAATATTTTGCTGTGAAAATGTGGTCTTTTGTTTTGAACGTGTTTTCGTTAAAAGCAATAAAGCTTGGCTATCAAGCTGTAGAAAAATGTGCTTCATTGCAACCCAGCGTTCAGTAAATGTCTCAGACCAGTTTTTTGATGTCACTCCCACCAGTGATGCCAGATCCCGGTATTCATAACCTTCCCCACCAAAAAGCTCAGCTTTTACCGCTTGCGCCGCCAGCCAGATCAACTTCTTCAGACGTTCCAGCGTTTTCCCAGCTATTTTTCTGGTACCGGATTGAGTATTAAATTCATTCCACGCCCACTGCGTTATCGCAATCTGATACTCCCAGCAAATGTTTCCGCCGTAACACCACAACAACCACGCCTTCTGATGCGCTTCCAGTTCCAGAACTGCACGTCGCCATGATGATGTCGAAAACTCAACCGGACTGACCAGAGCAATTGACGTCCCTTTCGCCAGTGATTGTTTACCCGGGATCGGTGGGTTATCCCGCGTGATCATTTTTCCGGTTACCTCATCGCGGTAACGAATTTTTTTGCGTCTGTAACGCCCTGTATCGAACAGTGCATTTTCCTGCCAGGCTTCCAGTTGGCCTTTTATCGACACACTGAGATCCGCAGTGGCAATCATGAGTTGCTCACGAACAAACTGTAAATACTGGTTATTCATGCACACCCACCTCTGTAATTCTTATCTCCAGCCGTCCACCAGATACTGGCTGGCCACGTACAATATTGATTTCATCAAACTGCTCATCGTCCATTAACAACCCTGCATGCGTCAGCGCATCCAGCGGCGCTTTCAGGATATTATCCAGGTCACGGCGGCGCTTATCCGGTGGCTCTGCAATCACCTTTATCGCCAGCCTTCCGGACAGGCTTAATTTCAGCCGCTGCTGGCGAACAATAAGCGCCACTGCCCGGCGATAGCACTTTCCCTCCTCAGATATAAAATATGTGCTGCCACGACGTCGCCAGTAAGTATTCACCGTCGGCGGATAAGGCAAAACAAACTCTATACGCATCAGTAACCTCTTTTACCCAAGCACGCCGGTTGCAAAGGCGTGATCAAGAAAACGAAAAATTAACTCAACCTGAGAGCCGTACTTTTTCTCAAACTCCAGCGGGTCTGCATGAAGTTCGTTGTGATGTTCCCGGCACAACGGTAGCGTGAAAATATCGTGGGCCTTTGTCCCCATTCCCCCCTGACCATGACCAATCAGGTGATGCGGATCGTCAGCAGGCTTACCACAACACGCACACGGCTGTGTCTTTACCCAGCGCGTGTATTTCTCATTAACCCAACGGCGACGTTTAGGCCGCTTCATGAACGATTCAGGAGACTCCGGATCAACAGCGATACTGACAACCGTTTTTTTCTGTGGTGGATTTTGTTGCTGGTGGACGTGAAGTGGCAGCGCAATATTTTTTGTGCGCTGCTTCAGTATGCTGATGGCTGTCTGTTCTCCCGGTACGATGTCACTCTCACGGTATACGGAGCGGATTTTTTCCGCTGGTAATCCCAGCGAACGACGCGCTACTGCCTCAGGTAATGCATCCACCACCTGATTGCAGGCCGCCCACCAGGATAATTCGGCCAGCGATAACTCCCTCTCCTGCGTACCGCTTATTGCATGACGGATGACGTCAATCATCCAGGCAACCAGATTCTGCTGAGCAAGTTGATCGAGTGATTCTGATGTCTGGTCGCGCAGCTGGTTGTCACAGTGCCAGCACAACACCATCGCGCCGGTACCATAACGGTGAATGACGGTTTCGCTGTGATGATAATCGCCATGTGGCCACTGGCAGGATTTCACGTGACGTAATAACCAGTCAGACAGCGCACCAGCACCGCCAGCGGCACGAATCACCCGTTCATTGCTGAAAAATGGCAGTAATGATTTATCCTCAGCCAGCGGCTGGCAAACGACAGGAACAACCCCGGACGGCAAACTCCGCATGCTTTTGGGTTCCGGCTCCACCAGCACCCTGCCGCGATGAAAAACCGGCAGTAATTCGCGACCTGGCTTAATGACCACCAGGCCAAGTTCCGGGACCAGAACAGGTCGAAGTAATACCCGCACATTATCTCCAGACACGCTGACGGTAGCAGGCATTTGTTCGTGGCAGATGTGCGCGAACAGGAAGATATACAGAAACGGTCCAGGTCAGACGATCAACGTTCAGACTCCGCTCCACACGGACACCGCGACGCAGATACGCCTCTTGAAGCATATCTGCCTCATCGGTCGTACAGAACAGATAGTGAAACCAGCCATACTGAGGCGTACGAAAACGCCACCCCCGCTTAATTTCCGGGTCGGCTTCAGAATTGTGGGATTTTATGTGTTGTGTCATCGGATTCTCCGGTGACAGCAGGTGTCAGTTGTTCAGGCTGACGGCGCGAATTGTAAGTCAATACGCCTGGAATGTACAAACAGAAAACCCGTCAGTAAGACGGGCTTAGCAAGCCGGGACGGTTACTTTAATAATTTCAGTGCCTTTACATCAACTTCAACACTGCTCAGGTCTTTATCAATTTCACCCTCAATTCTTACTTTGTCTTTCGGAGAAACATTCTGCCCGGCCCATACGCTGTCATCAATATCCGTGACAATTGTCCCGCTATTGTCACGAAACTCATAACGTTCATCACCCACTTTTTTAATGATGCTCCCTTCAAGGATAACCCATGCATCATCCTTCAGTTCTTTTGCCTGCGCTACTGTTGAACGCTCTGCTTCAGGCCCCTGGAAACCACCCTGCTGTGCAAAAACGCCAAAAGACACACCGGAAATAAGTGCTGCAATCAATACCTTTTTCATTCATAGTCCTCTTTCAGAAATGAACATTCAAACAGCATTTTCAGTATGGTAAAGCGCGGGTGCGTTGAGGATGCCTGACACATCAGAGGTGGCGAGGGATTTCTCCCTCGCCTGGTCACTCTTACTTCTCAGATTCGTAGTCTACGAAGACAGCAACCTCCGTCTGGCCGGTTCGGATTCGTACCTCGCAGAGGTCTTTCCTCGTTACCAGTGCCGTCACAACAACGGTAATACAGATGACGATCAGGGCGATTAACATCGCCTTTTGCTGCTTCATAGCCTGCTTCTCCTTGCCTTTCGGCACGTAAGAGGCTAACCTACGTTTGTGAAGCATAGATTGGGCCTCAGATTAATGTTAAGCGTCCTGCAAGACGCGTAATGTTAACTGGGGCTTTTCTCTGTCTGCCTTACGGCGGCATGCCCGAGGCAGACAGCCTCAAGCACCCGCAGCAATTCTACTTAACTCTTCTTTCCCCGCAAACCGTTTTTATCCCCAGCGGCAAATCGAATACACCACCAGCGCCACCGCCATTGCAATACCAACATTTGAGAAGGCCTCAGGCCAGCTCATTGGCGCACCTCCTTCGGCGGTTCTGGTAGCGGCATCCAGTGTGTGGCTTCACACACGATAGGCGCACCGAAACACTGCGCATACTGGAAGTCACCCGTATTATCCAGGTTAAAACCTGTAAACTGTTCCCCCGTGCTGGACACAAACAGTTGTACATCAACACCAACTGGCGGCATTCGCTCACTACAGCTTATCCAACCATCCGGAGTTACCGGAGAATTGCCAGCCTTGCACATGGCAATCTCCATGATTTCAACCATATCTCCTGGTGGAATTTTACAATGCTGACCAATATGCCTCTGCTGCCTGGCATATTCGAGGATGTGCTCCAGTTTGGTTCGATCAATCATGATTTATCTCCATTAAGCATTGCAGCACGGCAATCGTTCCATCCTTCAGCATAATCACTATGCGCAAGAGGCCAACCTCTTATGTATTCACGCGGCGACTTATCAGGCACTACCAGCGCTGGCGGGACGGCAAATAGATATCCGCCAAAGTCAGGAAGCTCTCCAATGGCCTGTACGAACTTTTGTTTGCCTACGTCAACTCCTAATGGGTAATGAGCTATAATCTTTGCCACTGGCTCTGCTTCCAGCGATGCCAGTGCGATAAGCGCCAGCTCACGAATTTCACCGCCGTCTATATCGTCAATGTCATCGCGGCCAGAAATGTTAGCCAGCCATTGCAGTCGCTCTTTGGTAATAGTGGTCATCTCACTCTCCTTCTATGCGAATACCAGCAGCAGTCAGTGCGGCATTGACCTCATCAGCGTAGTAGTACGTTAATCCACTTGATGATTTAGCCAGCTTGAATGGTTCTGGTAACTTCACTATGCGGGACTCCTGCTCGTCGATACGCTGTTTTGCTTCCTCCAGTTCATCCAGCAAATCAGCGATAATATCCACTTCACGATGACGGATTTCACACTTAAACGCAGCCAAAGCTGCATCACAATCCTGCTCAGCGTTTGGACTGTCTGGTTTCTCCTGATACCACGCCAGCATCGACTGATAGTTTTGTGCCGCCTCACGCAGCGCCTGATAATTAATCCCACTCACTGGTTGCCTCCTGGAAAATAACTGCATGCCCCAGTTTCTCCGCCAGTGCCAGTTCTGCCTTAGCGCCTGCCGACCGCTGC